AATTCCATCATCTTTTGTTGATAAGTAACTCCGTCAATTTCTTCGTCAGCATACTGTCTCATTAATTCATCAATCTGTGCTTTTAATTCTTCTCTGATCAT